CGAATATCAAGATTTTGAGGACATGGATGTTTATGTCCTAGCCTTATTTAAGGCATCGATTTGAACATCTGGGCACGGGGAGTGCCAGACGCTGCGTGGTTTTCACCAACACGCAGTACTCCGTAGAAAGGAGTATAGTGAGCAGGTGTGAAGAGAATTCAATTATCCCAACGATACGGCATAGTAACCTATGCGTAAGACCGAGGAGGTAATAGTACCAGTTGTGAGACCACTAATGGCGATAGGAGATGACGGTACATCGATCTGAACAAGAAAGATGTACGTGGCAACTCCGGTCGTATTAGCACTGGTCGCAAGACTGACTATATTACCTACAGATGTTATCGTTGGTGATACTGTAGAGAACCCAGATCCGGTTAGTGTCAATGTTAACTGATACTGACCTGGAACCAGGATGTTAATACCGTAAGGTGACGTAGAAAGTGTCACCGGTACTCCACCTGTATTTATGATGGATGTACCCAACCAGTTAAGTGTTGTTGCGGTTCCTACGCTGTTGACTCTGGCCGACGTGGCTGTGGCATACGCGGTGAGATCGAGTTGTGGAGTTATTAATTCCACCTCGTACTCAACGTGCAGTTCACCCACGGCGGCTGAAGTCCCTTGTCCTGTCGTTGCGACAAAGACATTACCGACATCGTAGAGAATAACATCTTGGGCATTCTTCAACTTTCCATAGCGAATAAACTTTTGGTTAAACTTCGCCAGATCAGATTTATCACAAGTATATGTGAAGGATTCCCAAGCGGGACCCCTCACAGCATTGTGGTAAGCCATGATTTGAGTCTTAGTAGTTGGAGCTGAGTCTGCAGCATCAAAGTCGACTGCAATAATAACTGCACCGGCAATGGTAGTGGGAGATGTAGATTCATAAACGTATTTCAGTTTTGTGAATTTATATGACTCATAACCAGTTGTCATGGTGTTTAGCCAAGGGAAAGATAAAGGAAGTCCGGGATTTATTCCGAACTCCTGCGAAGCAAAGAGAACAGAACCGTTAATTTCGGCAATGTACTCTTTGTGGCAGATCTTTACCCTACCATCAGAATTGTTCTTAGGCATACTAAACCGAGGTTTAGTAAGTCTTTGGATAATACCTTTGGCTACAGGAGCGTTGACTTTGGTCATCCCATTTTGGGATAATTTTGAATTCTTTGGAAGCTGTGCTTTTGATTTATTCATAGTTCGTAGTGATTACTATACTTAAAGTTAATTTTGTATGGGATCCACTGATTAACAACAGTGGACCGTACATCAGGATTCTCTCATATAAACTTCCTCGTTTATATAAGATAGAGCCGTGCGGTCTCTTGGCGTTCTGAATAGCACTAAAATAATAGTTTTGGTCTGTTTAAGAATCCTAACCCCATGAACAGTTTAACGACATGTTCGGGTCGATACCCAGGTTCTACTCCAGGTACTCATCCATGATGAGGCCCTCGGGGACTTTAAATTGTATAGTATCTACGACTTTCTCCTCAACAATCTTTACCTGAAGATCAAGGAAAAGATTATTCATCCTTGTATGATACCGAATCTTACTCTTAGGATTTTTAAGTTCCTCTCTAAAAGACAGTAATGTCTTGATAGGGAAGGATTTAATCTCCAGAGGGTGGGATTCGCTATCAATCGAACCTACGTTTAAGTAGGGACTCGAGTTTTCAAGTGGAATGTCCAACTGATTTTCATTGTTGGGTTGAGTGAGAGGGATAAATCGATAGAAACCGTGATGATACAGCTTCCTCTTCACATTAATATTTTTTATGGAATCTTGTAACGCTGGTATACGGTAGGAAAGAGCCTTAAAAGGTTCATAATCACTTTGATGTGTCTTTAATAACACCTCTTGGTATATGTACGATGCTAACTTCGTTTGAAAGTTTGTAAAGTACACATGAGGTCTGACCTCAGGATGTAGCTTGAAGCCACAACCTCCCAAGAATGGAGACACAAAGAGTGAGAATTGTCCTGCCTTTGTACACGTGTCTACGTCCTTCTTATTATAATGCATAAACCTTTGATGAGCGCGATACTTATCGTGAGCTCCTTCCATAACTTCATTATAAATAGAGTTAATTGGAAGGAGGTCCTTCTTGCGCTTCCCCAATTTCGATTGTCCGGTTAAAAGTCCGACGTTCAGGTAACTGACTTCACTAAAAGTCTTCGCGCCCCTGTCAAACAGGAAGCCTTTAGAATTTATAGTGAAGAAAGTCTTATGGACATAGTTCTTTCCTAGTGAAAGTTCAAATCCAACTGAAGCGACTTTTCTTAACCAAAGGGCATAGAATTCATCATTGGTACGAAACAATATGTCGTCACCGTTAATCATAACGGGGAGTTCATGGATAGATATTTGTCTTCCAAAATACTCTTCCAAGGCCGCCCAATATGCTATGAGATTTATCGTACAGAGAATTGGAAAAGAAAGGGTAGAACCCATCAGCTGACCATTGGTCTGCATAATGGGGTCCAAACCTCCTTTTTCCGAAAATCTCTTCGGATAACTTATCTCTTGCTCGTAGATAACAGAGCGTAGCAGTCCAATAACATCATCACCTAAACGACTCTTACTTAGAGAAGCTTCGAAAGCTTCCTTAGTATGATTAATCTTTATAGAATCAGTTGCTGCGGAGTAATCCCCTGAGACCCATTGGTCAAAAGGTTTTACTTCGATAAGCGATTGATTATATAAGCCTTTAAAAGGTACACCCGCCGATTTTCGGGTAGGTGTCTTTTTAAAGAGATTTTCCTCTCTTTCGAGAAGAGAGTAGAAGTCAGATGTTTGGATAGGTCGACTTGTAGCGACAAATTGTGGGTATTTCTGTAAATATCGCCATAATGCCTTTTGGTAGAACCGAGAG